GGAGTTGCGGCGGCGGCGACGACGGCGTCGCTGTGGGTGTCGGGAACCCATCGCCCGGAAATGGTAGGCATGGTTTGGCCTTTCGTGTTATGGCTCGAGAAGGGGGGTTGAGACTAGCCGGGGGCGTCTGGAGGTGACGCCCCCGGCAAGTCCGATATTTGTTGCGGTTATGCCGCTTCGTTGGTAATAACTGTGAAGGCCGAGTTGTCGATTATCTCGCCGTCGAAACGTCCCAAGAAACGCCACGTAATGAGGTCATTTAGCCAGGCGTACTGGTCGCTTCGCTCGGCCCGAATCGAGTTGACAATTCGGACGAGGTAGCCGGCGCTGATGTCGCCGTAGACGCCGATCTTTGCGTTAGCGCCGATCGTTGCGAAGTTGTCATCCGACACAACTGGGGAACCCAGAAGCGTGTCGTAAGAACCGGCTACCAAACCCGGGCGCCAAATGTACTGGCCCTCGGAGTCCTTGAGTAGTCGGATGCCGAGCACGGTTGCGTCGTTCATAACCCACGAAGCCGTGGGGCGGTAGCCCGAACCGATGTCGTGCTGGGCGGCCAGCAGATTGTCGGCCGTTGGGTAGGTGACACCCGTAGCGGTCGAGGTGGTCGAACCGTTGATAACGCCGTTTGGCTTGTCGCTGCCATCACCGACGACGAGGGCACTGCCGACGCCTCGACGAATTCCGTCGACTGCCTGGGATACAACCCAGGGAAGGGCGCCGGGAACGGCGTTGTCCTGTTCCAATTCGGGTGAAATTTGAATACTGAGGCCGTATTTGTAGGCGTTCATCGTGACATTTGGAGTCACGAATTGTGGGTCGCTTTCGCCAACCGCGCCGCCCTCCGCAATAAGCGAAGCGGCACTGAACGAAGACACCGATGGGAACGCCATCGCCTCGCCGCCGGTTGTGATTACGTTACGGCCGAGCGAGAACATGCTCGTGGCGCCCTCACGAAGGGCGACATAGAGCTCGCCGAATAATGTGGTGGGGACCAGCTCGGCGCCGTCGCCCGCGGTGCCCGCTGTCAGGTCACGCCGCATAAGGCGTGAACGTTCAGCGACGTCGGCGGTGAACTCGAGCCGTGACTTTGCGCCCTCACTATTAGCCGGGCGGAATAGGTCCCGGGCTTCCTGTTCGATAAGGCTCAACCCTGTTTCGGTGACCATGCCGGCATCACGCTGGGTACCGATGAGTCCGTCGAGGTAGGCCGACCGTTCGTCGAGTTTGCCTTCCGAAATGTGGTGATCGAGGTCGGCGTCGTGCCGGTCGATGTCGGCGTGGATAGCGGCGAACGTGGAACGCTGTTCCTCACTGGGGTCGGTCTCGCCAACCTCGGCGTCGAGGCTTCGGAGCTGTTCCACTGCCTGGCGTCGGGCGTCGTATGCCGCCCGAATTTCTTCGTTGTGATTAGACATTATTTTGTGTCCTTCTTAGGTCTAAATTTATGGGGGATGTGGCGGCGTGGGTATGCCCCCGAAGGCCGACAACGTTTTCATGGTAGCCGCCTGGTTTGGTCATATATGGCGTTTACCCCTTCAGTGTGTCCAACCTAAGCGCCCTAGGATCGCCCCTAACCGTCCCGGCCCCCCGAGTGGGGCGTCTACCCCTCCCGACCATTTCGGGCGATTCGCCCCTTTTGGGGGCCGATTCTTAGCCGATAGCACGAAGGCGAACGGGCCAACGTTGGGCCCCCTCGGCGTCCACTTCTGGCGCCACTTCTGGCGCCATATCCGGCGCCACTTCTGCACCCTCATTCGACCGTTCTTGTAGGTCATTGAATGCGGCAAGCGACCTCGCCGCCACGCTCGTGTTCAGGTAAGCGGGGGACGCGACCGGCCCGAGTTCGATCAACCTAACTTCTGTTAATTCCCGAACCCGTCGGCCCTCCGAGTCGGTGCCCCACCGGTCGCCGTCCGGGGCCACCGTGAAAGTGAAACTGGAACCGGCGAGATCGCCACGCTGGGCAAGGGCCCAGACATCGCGGCCCGCCGAGGTGTCGGGCAAATCTACGTCATAAAAAACGCCGATAGAATCGACTCCGATTCTGGCGGTAGCCGCACCGGTCCGACCGAGCAACAAATCAACATTATGATTCATCGTCACCAGAACGTCGTTGTCTAGTGACACCGTGCGGGTGAAAGCGTCGGGGGTAATCGTCTCACGAAACCCGCCAAGGTCCTCGCTCAACGAATCGAACACGGCGCCGTATCCGACCAGGCGCCGGTCCCCTTCGTCATCCATGCGGGCCTCGATAGGGCGGCCCGCCGTTTTTAGAATACGCGTTTCTGTTTCTCTAACCATTAGACGGTTCGCTTTCTTGGTCGTCCGATTTTGGGGCTTGTGAAAGTGGAATCCAAGGGACGGCCCCCGCCCCGTTAGGAAGCGGGGCGTAGCCCTCATTTTTGCGGGCTTCGTCGGCGGTCATAATCCCGGAGGCCACATTCTTTCGTGCGACTTCCCAACGTTGCCGGGTGTCGCCACGAAGTAGGGCTTCCTCGTGCAACGCGATTCGGACCGGGCCCGTAGTAATGCCACGACGCTGGAGATCGGCCCGGTACAGCATCGAATAGCGGGCCTCGAGACGCTCGAGCCAAGGTCGTAAAGTATGCGTCACAAAGGCGGAATTCTGTTCGCTCATTCCAGTGCCCCAGCCGGTCGAATTTGTGGTGTCGCCGATTAGGTGCGGCGGGGTGCCATAAATGCGCGCTATCTCTTGAACCCCGAATTTGCGGGTCTCCAAAAATTGGGCCTCGTTCGGACTGACCTGGAGCGCCTTGAATTTCACGCCCCTCGTCAAAACCGCAATTCTTTTTGCGCGGTCCGGGCCGCCATGCAACTCGGACCAACTTTCCCGAAGCGCCTTGCGGCCCGTCTCAGAAAGGTCCGTTTCTGGTGGCACCTCGAGCACCCCGCCCGGCGTGCCATCGTTAGCAAAAAATGATGCCCCGTAGCGCTGGGCGGCGAGGGCTACACCCAACGTTTCCGCGCACGCCTCAATCGGCGACATGCCCGTTCGGGCGCCCGGCTGGCCCATGCCACGAAGGTGAAGAATTTCGACGGGGCGACTACCGCTCGAGTTTGAGGTCATGACCCGATAGTCACGGGGCTGGCCGCCATCGGTCGGGGTCACCGTCACGGTCGTGTCAGACACCCGGCGGCACGTTGACGGGGCAAGCACAATTATTTCTTTTATGCCGCCGCCGTCGCCGCCCCACACAATCATGTTATAGGCGTCGCCGCCGGCCAAAAGGGAAACCATGGTCTGGCCGAGCATCTCCACCCAGGTGTCGGTTTCGTTCGGGGTGTCCAACCAGCCCGGTTGTTTGTCGGCCGGTAACCATCGGCCCTCCATCTCGTATTCGGCCGCCCGGGGCATCGTGCCGATTGCCTCGCTAATGATTCTCCAGCACGCATACACCGCCGACAGTTGCGACGCCGTCGTCGTCGTGACATTAACGCCCGCCTTCCGGCGGGTCATCGTCAGGTCGAGGCCCTGTTCAAACATCGCCTGGAAAGTCAGATTTCTAGCGTCGCCGCCTGGTGGCGTTAGCGTCGCCCTTATCGTGTTACGAACTCTCGACATCTGGGCCTTCTCGTGTTTCGATTCCCGCCCGGACGACTAAGGCGCCGACGGCGAAGATGGCGGCGGGTGCCCATACCATGGCGAGGGCTCCGACCATCATGGCCGCCCCAATTATTAACAATGTGATTTGCAACGTATGGCCCCGATTTATAGGAACAGAAGTGGTGAGTCGTCTAATTGTGGACGGTCGCCACGCCACAACCTAGCCCGTGATAAAGCGACGATGGCGGCGATGGCTAAGTCTATATGGCGACGGGACGCTCGGGCTTCCTTTGTGATTAGCGCCCCGACCGGCGTTTCACGAACAACGGCGTTCGACAAATGGCGGGCGAGGGCCAGGTTGCCGTCGTGGCTGAACTCGCCATCCATGACGCCTTGATAGAATCCGGAGGTGGCGGGGCACATGCGGGCCCGGCTATTTGTCGGAAATTCGAGGATCGGCACACCGTGTTCTTCTTGGAGTTTCAGAAGTGATTGCTCGAACCGGTACGGGTCGGCCGCCATCTCCACGACCCGATACAGTTCGCACGCTTCCAAAACTGCCGCCTCCACCTCGGGCGCCGGAGTCCTCCAGTCGGGGTCGTTGGCCGGCGCCTCCCAATGGCCGAGCACGGTCATGTGTAAGTCGCCGGTTCGCACGGCGACGAGCGCAGTGGAATCGCCTTTCCAGGCGCCGTCGAATCCTAGACAAACGGTGTCGCCCGCCTCGAGTGGTCGGACTGGCGGGGCGCCCGACTCGGCGGCCCCGTCGGGGCCGATCGCATCCCACGCCCCCAACGGTAGGAAGCCGGTCGCCGACGTCGTCCAACCGTTCATAAAAAACCGGATGAACGACGATTCATGTTTTTGGTTTAGTTGGGTGGTGAACTCGTCTATCGGGTTCGGCATGACCGGCCAGGCCGGATTGTATCTATTCCACAAATCCGGGTCGTGATGGTCCCACCCGCCGCCGGTCATCTCCGACTGAGTCGGCCCGTACCATGTCATGCCGAAAGACGGGTCGGCCAACTCGCCGGGCATCTCCACCCCGTTGAGGCGGTGACCGTCAACACGAAGGCCGTGCTCATATAGGCGGCCAAGCGGTGTGTCCAGGTCATACCCCGCCGTCGATATAACAAGCGTTAACGGGTTGTTACGTTGCGCCGACCCCATAGTCATCGCGTCATACAAATCCGAATTCTTGAATATGTGCAACTCATCAAAAACGCAGAAACTAGGGTTCAGTCCCTGTTGTAAACCGGCGTCGCTGGACACCGTCCGGTATACGCCCCGGTTATGGGTGCACCTGATTTCGTTCCTGAACACTTGCGCCACGGTCGACAAGGCCGGGCTCATCTCGATCATGCGGCGCGCCTCATTAAACACCAGCTTCGCCTGGGCCCTATCACCGGCCGCCGAATAAACTTGTGGGGCGTCATCGTGCCGGTCGCCGATCAAATGGTAAAGGGCTAGCGCCGCCCCTAGTTGCGATTTGCCATTCTTGCGTGGCAACCCGAGAAGGTACGTTCGGCGCAACCGGCGGCCGGTGTCCCCGTCCTCGGCGTAGATGTCCTCTATCAATTCACGTTGGAACGGGAGGAGGTCGAACGGTTGACCCAAAAAACTTTGGCCCAGCGTCAGAAACCGTTCGATAAAGTCGATGACCCGGTCGGCCTCCGACATCGCCGGGCGGGTCGTAACCACCGCCGCCGTCACCCGTCGAGCCAATCTTCGAGCGCCGACTGCATGGCGACCTGGCCGATCGCGATTGTGTTTCTGGCCTGTGGATTTAGGCCGAGGCGGTCCTCGATCGGGCCGAGTTTCTTTTCGACATCAGACACAAACCGGGCCATGGGGTGCGGCCATATCGACCCGTTATTGCCCTCTATGGTCCAGCCTTCCTCGTCGAGGATTGCGGTCATGGTCGCCCGGCGTTCCACGTATTCGCAATACCGGGCGACGATCTCATAGTCGGCCCGGACGTTATAGACGCCGGTGGGTCCGCCTAGCGCCCAGATGGATTCCCACCGGGCGATGTTGTTAACGCTTGCGGGCGGGTGCGGTGTGACAAACGCGTCGTTACCTGGTGCCACTAACTTTTTGCGCCATTCGTTCCCGGTTCTTTCGGCCGGCGGTTTCGCTCTACTCATCATGTCTCCAGTGGGTTGTGTGCCGTAAGGGTAGCCGACCGGGTTGGCGCCCCCGACACCCAAAACATTAGACGCCCCACGATCGCCCCTAACGGCCCCCACGGCATGGGGCAACAGTGGCCCCAACGCCGACCCCCCGGCGACGCCCCACCGGCACCGACGGCCCCCACAAGCCCCGTATTGCCCACCTAGGTCGCGTGAGAAGACGGTGGTACGGGGTCCCCAGGCTGGGGGGGGTCAAATAGTCTACTTATACCCCCCCTGGGGGGGGTGTTTTGGCACCGGTTAGGGGGCCTTTTTGGGGGGTGGTTTGGGGGTGGTTGTCGGGTCGGTTGTCGGGTCGGTTGTCGGGTCGGGTGGCGGGTTGAAGAAGTGGAACCGTTCCAGCGTTTCCCCGAGGGCTAATAGCTGATTCTCGAGTAGCCGTATGCGGGTTTGGTATGCGGTGCGGCCGAGCATCTCGGCCTGGTTCTGTTCAGGTGTGACGAGTTGGAGGTGTTGCGGGTTGCAACAGTAATATCGGCCGCCTGCACATATGTGGTGTACGGGGCGGCCGGTCGGGTCGCCGTATAGTCGGAAGGCGGCCCGGTATACGTTCTCGGTCCGTTTGGTGTGCTCGTCTATTTGATATGTGACCGTGTGTTGTGGTGGGATTAGGCACCCGGCGGCGTTGGTCTCGCATGACGCCCACACTAGGGCGAGTCGCCCGTTCAGTCCCAACGGTGGTTGGCGTCTGTTGTGTGGTTGCCGGTCCCGTTGGGCCTGGGCCCTGCACGCGTTCCTGCAATACTTTTTGGGGTTGGGGTTAGGTGAGTGGTGTGGTGTGATTAGGTTTTCGCATCCGTGGGCGGCGCATTGCTGGCCGGTGCCTGGTTGTTGCATGTGCCCTCACCCGTTCGGCGTTCATGGTGTGTTTGTCCGGGGTGGGGAGGCTAGGCGGCGGGCGGCTTCTGTTGCGGTCTTTGTGCGGTGGTGGGGTTTGCATAGTGTCTGGATGTTGGGTGGGGTGTCGGTGCCGCCGTCGGTTAGGGGTGTGATGTGGTCCACCTCGAGGTGGGCGGCGGGTAGGTAGGTGCCGATGCCGCACTGGTGACAGTAGCCGCCGCCGTTGTTGTTGATTTGTTGGCGGGCGTGGGTGGCGTGGGGCGTGTTGCCCCGTTGCGTGTTCTTGCGTTGGTTGCGTGGCCGGTCGGCCTCGAGTTGGTGCGGCGGGCATCGGGACTGGCCGGGCTGGGTGGGGTGGCCGCATGTTAGGCAAGGGCGGCGGAATGGTGAGGCCATGCGGCTATTCGCCGAACGGGTTGTCGGCTATCTGTCGGGCTATCTGTTGGGCGGTCTCGGGGCCGGTTGCGTTGCGGCGTCCGATTAGCCCAGCGGCCAGGAACACGAAGATGGTGACGCCTTGCGGTGTGGTTAGGTCGGCGGCGGTCACTGCCGGGATGAGTACGGCGAGGGCGGCGGCGACCCAGTTAAGGATTATCA